TTCTTAGGCAAGTAATCTTTAAGATTGAACAAGCCATGTGTTTCTAAGTTAGCAACTTCAGCCGCATCTAATGGGCGTGTACGACGGCTCCACTTTGATGTAGAGTAGTCAGCATAACCACCTTTACTGGTCTTGATCAATTTAAAGTCAACGCCGTTAACTGCGTCAGTTGGCATGTCATCCATTTCTGGATCAAGCAATGCGCCTTTGATTAATTGAAAAATCTGTGGGCCGATAATGAAACGACGGTTTGCATTTTCTGGACGATTTTCTTCTTTAAGACCATCTTCAACAACATATCCTTGGAAGATGTAGCTACGTTTCTTCCAGTACTTACGACCCATATCTTCCAATGATGGATCTTTAAACCAGCCACGAACCTCAGTAAGGATCGGACAAGTTTCGCCGTACATTTCCATACAAGGAACATTAACAGTCACTGGTTTACTGTCAGTAGAACCCTTTACTCCGGCAAATGGCAGTTTAATCATTGCCCTCTCGACCCAGAAAAATGTATTGTCAGGATTTCCGTCAGGTAAAAAACGGACTGTTGATTCGGAACCTTCTTTCAAGTTCCAGAAAGGATAAATGGAATTGTCTCCACCGGTACGTTCACCGCCACCTTTCGAATTACCTTCTTGCTCTTTGAGCTTTGCTCTGATTTCAGCTAATGATGCCATGATTATCTCCTATTGTTAGCCTAAGTTTGTTTTGCATTTCTGCTAGTTTTGCCTATATCTACTTTACACCATTGTAAAGTAAAAAAGTGCATATATGTTATTATACGCACTTTTATTTATCATTGCAAGAGATATCTTGCTTAAATGTGATTTATTTTTACCAATCACTGTCGTCTGGCATTCCTGCCATTTTCTTCATCCTTGTTAGTTCTGGATTACCTTTGACTACGTTTTGTGGATTCTGCATATTCTGCCCAAGCTGTGGATTCTTTGCCATGAATGCATCGTATTCTGCTTTTGAAACAGGTTTGCCGTTTACTTTATAACTTGATGTATTTGTTCCGCCCTGTGGCATGTTCGCCTTCATCTGTGCCATTTTGTCTTGTTGACTTTTCATCATTGCGGCAGGGTCTAAGTTTGGCATTTTAGATTTCATTGCGCCCATTTGCTGTTGCATCATGGCTTGCGGATCCATCATAGGAAACTGCTCATCTAGTCCAGCTAGTTGACGTAGACGATTTGACTCATATACATGCGATAGTTCACTGATTACGCTGTGTGCCATTTCGGCAGCATCTTCACCAAATTGTTTTTCAACTGCTAATAATACACCAGTTTCACCTTTAGGAAAGTTGCCAGTTGTTTCATCGTACATTGATTTAACAAACTCAACTACTTCGTTTTGTTTACTAGTGCTTTCAAAAAAGTCTTCTACATTTAAACCAGCTTTAGCGATCGCTTCGCCTAATGACATTTGGCCAAATCCAAAGTTAATCATTGTTTCAGCAGTTGCCCCTGCACGTTTAGCTTTAGCAATTGCTTCAGCTACCGGTGCTGCCGCTGGTTCAGCTGGAGGTGCTTCTGGAGCAGGAGTTGCCGGTGCTGCCGCCGGTTCAGCTGGAGGTGCTTCTGGAGCAGGAGTAGTTGGAGCAGGAGTAGTAGAATCAAAATTGATCTTGCTAGCAATGTCTGTACCGTTTTCTTCGTCGTGCTTTTCTAAGTAGCTCTTTAAGAATTCTCTAATATCCATTTCAGGATTTACTTTACCTAATTGCTTAATTGCATCTGTAAATTCTTGATCATCAATTACACCCTTTAGGCTTTGAATAGCATTAGTACCATCCACGCCTGCTGGAAATTCCTGTGCAATTAATTGATTTAATGTTTGTATGGATGCACTTTGACTTTCTTCATCTGTATTGAAAAGATCACTTTCTTCTCTCATGATAGTATCTAAGTAAGCTTCAAATGCATTTTCTTCTGGTAAGTTAGGAGTTGGATGATCACCGTGAGTACTTTTAATTCTATTTTTAACTACACGGATGGCATTTTTTGTTAGCAATCCTTTTTTAGCACGGTCTCCAACTTGCGCCTTTTGACCCACTTGGTAGTCTCCGTAATGATAGTGCAATTTATCAGTATCTTTGTTTCTATCAAAAGTTGAATGCTTTTCGCCTGGATCGTTATCTGGTCTATTATCATGATAGTAGTCGTAATGATCACCTTCACCATCATCTGGCTCTTGTGTATATAACTTATCTTTGTATTCAGGATCGCGCCACTTAGCGGCTTCGTCCATATCTTCTTCCTCTTCACCTAACAAATCTTCTGCGGTCAACTCTTTAACAACATCAACATCTTCTCCTACTAGTTTATAAATGTATGGGAATACATTTTTTAATTCTTCATTAAATGTACGGATTGTTAAACGATCAATCCAGTCATTAACAACATCTTCTGGAATCTCTTGTGCTTCATTAACTGTAAATGATTCTGCAAATGATTCATAATAACTTTGATTTTGTAGGCTACGGATCTCTTTTTTAACTTGATCAATACGTTCGTATACCTTAGTTTGAATATTTCCCATTGCTTCGCTGACCATAGAGTTGCGATCAACATAGCCTTTAAACATACGTAGTTTGTTTAGCTCTTCGCTTAGGCTAGTAATGTGTTGTCCAATGCCATCATACGGTGTGCCGCCATGTGCTACGTGAGTAGCTAGTGCTCGAGCTCCATTTAAATGTTTAACTGGATATTTAAAACGTTCGCCTTGACTGTTTTCTACATAAATGCTTTCAATATGTAATGTACGTCCTGCTGCGTGTGCATAGTTAACAGGTTGACTATGTTTGACAATAAGTTTAGCTTCGCCCATTTGTTGGTAGCTAGTTTTAGCAGTTCCCCATAGTTTACTTTCAGTCATTTGGCCTTCTCCGTTATTATTGGCTAGATGTTGATAATCTCTTTTATCTAAATTGCTCTTTGCTGTATCTCTAATAGCAAAGTTCATCATATTTTGTTTGGCGAATTCTCTAAGTTCTCTAAGAAAATTGTACCATTGTCTACTAACACTACTAGGTTGTCCGTCAGTTATATCGTTGCTATACATAACAATCATACCGTCGTCTTCGCTAATACTTAGACTAATAGTGCCAAGATTCTCTCTGTGTTTTATAAAATCAAATTCAAAAAAACGAGCGTCTTCGGGGCGATCAGTGACTTTACTGTTAGCATCCCCAAGTTGAATCTTTGGAAATTGTGTGCGAACTTTTCCAAATAGCTCTTTTGCAATAGGTGCGAGATTTTTATCCATATTGATATTTATCCTAAACTAGACGAAATGAATATAGGCATTGGAAGGTCATAATCGTCTTCGTTATACCCATCATTGCTACTAAAGGATTCGAATACCCTTGAATCCCAATCAGAAAGCACTTGGCTCATCCTAACAATTAACAATAAAGCACTAACTAGGTCGTCTTCTTCACCTACTTTAGCTTTAAATGTGACTCCCGTAGCAATAAATGCTTTAAGTTCTGTTATTAAAGGTTTACTATGAATCTTCATTTTATTAGATTCAATTAGATGTTTTAATCTAGCAGCAGCTGATATTTTAGTACCATGCGTAGTATTAAATCCCTTACGGAATTTACGCACATGTCCTTTGCGCATAGGTTCACTGACAAATAATCCAGGAAACTGGTCTTCTCCAATGTCTCTAATGCACACTAATCCTGCTTCTCCTACTGTATTGTTTTCAATTGTCCAGTATATATTTCCAGGACCGGCTTCTCCCATTTCATCTGCAATATATTTTAAAATTTCTCTAAGGACCCTAATTTGCCCTTGTATAGGTGTTAGATTATGATGCCACTCGCCTACTTGAGTGAATGATGGTAATTCAAATATTTGTATAGCGGCCGAATTACCTCCAGTACCTAAGCTAGGATCAAGGCTAACTGCATAAATGTTTTCTTTGCTTAGTTCTTTATACCATCGTGTCTGACCCATATTCATAATAGGCTGTGACCCATTCATTCCTGCTAGGTGAATACTGTTGATCAGTGTTTCGTCGTATACTAAAAACTCACAGTTGTATTCACGACGGAATCGTTCTTCACCGATACGTCCACGTTCTGTTGTTGCCCATGCATCATCACGATCAGGATGTTCGTTCCAGGAGCAGGTAAACGGAAAGAACCCATTAATACCAACTAGTTGTTCATTACCATATTCGTCAAATTTCTTATTAGCTTCTTTCCAAATAATAGCAAATGTATCTTCATCACTATTAGGAGTCGAAGTTAGAATCGCTCGTCCACCAGTTGCTAGTGTCGGGGAAATTGAAGTCCAAAACTCATCGGCGATATTTGGAGGTACAAAGGCAAACTCGTCACAGTATAGTAAGGAAATAGACATACCACGACCTGTGTTGCCAGTAGTAGTTGTAGAGACAATACGTGATCCATTATCAAACTCAATAGAGCCCTTGTTATAGTTTACTACTCCCGAGCGTATGTGATCGGGACATAGTTCATATGCGTATCGAATACGCTGCATAATTTCTTGTGAACCGGTAAATTTATGCGCTGAAATAAGAATAGTCTGGTCTGGGTGAAACATGGCAAACCAGAGTAAGTAGCCGGCAGCACATGTAGTCTTACCCATCTGACGAGGTAACATGTTAACATTAAATCTATGCCCGTGATACGCATCCAACAATCTTGTTTGATATTCAAAAGGTTCAAACAACATTTTACCTTTAACAGGATGCTGAATGTAAAAATAATTCTTACAGAAATAATGATATCCAGTATTAGGATCCGAACATGCGAGAAGATCCTGAATATGTGATTCAGTGAACGATTCTCGAGTATGTGCCTTTTTGGTTAAGACGCCATCTAATGATTTACTTGCCATATGTTATTTACAATAAAAAAGAGGCCACCAGGGCCTCTTTGAGTAGGATTAGATCCTATTAACGACTTTTAACTTCTTGATATAAGTTGCTAAGTCTGTTGGTTAATGTTTCCATGGTCATTGCCATAGGATTATCACCTTGACGATAACTGTGCTTGTACATGTCCTTAGGACCGTTGATGCCGCCGGCTAGGTCTTTAGTCATATAGTCTGTATCTTGATATGTTTCATCTGGTGTAGTACTAGCTTGGTCAAATCCGCCACCTTCTGCCTCATCCATGCCTAGCAATGGTTCTTCATGGGCGTCGTCATCCCCTGCCATTTTGTCAATGATAACGCCCATGTTGCTGTCCATATCGCCTTCGTCTGACCCATTTTCGATATCGCGTAATATATCCATCAAGTCACGAATACCGCCGGGGCCAGCGCCGTTCATGCTAATATTCATACTAACATTATCTTGTTGTTTAGGAGAACTCATTGGCATGTCCATGCCGCACTCATCAACTAATTCCTCATCGACTTTTTTAGCACGTAAGTCTGCTAGGTCATCTGCTTCGATGTCGCCGTCCTTGTCAACATCTAATTTCTTCTGGCCGCCTTTTAGTTCTTCGCTAACTGGTGCATCTAAGTCACGCATTTTCTGCATTAATTCGTTAAAGTTCATTTTGTTTTTCCTTTAGCAGAACCAATTGGACTTTTGCCAGCAACGGGTTTAGCTTGTTCTTGTGATTTTTCTTTAGGAGTTTTCTTTGCTAGAATAGCATCATTCACACCTTTATACTGTGTAGGTTCTTTTCTAACCTTAGCTAAATCTTTTAGGAAGTTGCTAACGCCCTTTTCACCTACAGTATTTTGATTATTTTCTTTTTGATAGTCTTGAGTTAGTAATGCCTTAGCATCGTCTTCTTCTAAATGTTCTGCATTTAGTTCAGCCTCTGCATCTTCTGCAGGACTGCGCACTTTCATACGATCTGCATGTAGACCTGTTTGTTCTAACATATAGTTTGTTAAAACTGCACTAGTAGTTGGATATTCTAATTCAACATCAAAGATACTAACTTGCGAGTTTTCCATGGTTGGAAAATCTCGTAATTTTGATTGAATGGGGGTAGTCTTAGTTTTAGTAAACTTGCAGACTTGATATTTTTGTAAAGCAGTTTCCATGACATCTTCGCAATTCTCTGGAAGATCTCCGGCAATTTTAATCTTAAAAGAATATTTCTTTTCTTCTTTGCTTTCTGCTAGGTATTCTGTAAACGATTTCATATAGATGATCCTGATATTATATTTATTTCATATTCTTAAGTTTTTCAATTAAGCTATTGCGATCTGACACGATAACTCCGGAGCCGGTGACATCTACACCTCGATCTTCTCCTTGATCTTGATCGATCTTTTGTTTTTTAAGCTGTAGATCAATCATTTTAAGTTTCTTATCAATTTTGGCTGCTTTAGCATCGATAGCATTTTTTAACATGCCGCCTGCTACTTCAAAGATACGACCGCTGTACCTTGCTTCAACGTTCATACCTAAGTCCATTAGATCGTCAAATGCATCTGTAGCACGTTGAGCTAGTTCGTCAAATTCAGAATCGCTAGCATCACCAAGACCTTTTACAGCAGGAAGTGCGGCTGCAATTTTATCAAATTCGCTCATGTCTCGAAGGAACGGTTGGGCAACTTCATTAGCCTTTTCCTTCTCAGCTTTTTTGATAGTCTTTTTGCTCTCAGGTAAATTTAAGATTTCTTCAAGATTTTTCATAATATTACTTATCTTTTTCCGCCTTGATGAAATAACTCTTGTTCTGTTAGTATCCTAAACTTAATACCTTGTCTAGCACACCATTCGTATGCTGCCCGCCATTTGATTTGATTCTTTGCGTACTGTAGTTGATTGTTGCGATTCTTCCCAACTTTTTCTTGTAAGGTTTGATTTTGTGGTTTTACTTCTATTAGTTCAACTTGCATTTGTCCCTTAGCATCTGCGTACTGTATAAAAAAATCAGGTACATACACAGTACCTTTACCAGTAAATGGATCTTTATAGGGAATTTTAATAGCTTCACTTGCCCACTTTAGTATACGAGCATCTTGATCACAGAATCGCATAAAATGCCATTCCCAACTACTACGATATGTTGGTGATTTATTCCCAACATATTTGTCCGGATTGATTAGTGTGTACTTTCCTTGGGCAAAGCGGCTCATTGTTTAATGTTTCTGCTTTCAGTAGTTTCTTCTGTAGCAAGTATTTTAAAACCCAATGACGATCTACGATCTCTATACACATTTAAAACTTCAGTTACTACATTGCTTAACTGCACATCGTTAAGACCTTTAAGTGTATCAACTAATTTTAAAGGACTGACATTTTCTATTCTGGCCTGATTAAGTAGCACAATGGCTGTACTTTTAGCGGCAAGGTCGTCGAAGTTTCTTTTTAAGAAAAACCCAACTACTGCATCAATTTGATTTGTTGGGAAAGTTATCTGATGTAAAAAATAATTGTCAAAGAATTCTCGAACTTCATTATTTGAAGAATTTTCTTGAGGAAGATTAGAAGTTTGAATTGACATGTTAGGCTGTATTTGTTAAATTTCTAAGAACACCAAGTGTAGGTTTATTAGCAGTATCGTTAATAGGAAAAGAAATATTATTAAGAGCACCTCTTCCAGATTGCGCTGTGCTAGTTAACGGAACACTAACTGTAGGATTAGTAGTAGATGCTATTGGTAAATTTTTAGTATTATTATAATTATCAATAGCAGTTAATGATTTACCTGTAAAGCTAAATGTATTTTCAGGATTCTGTGTTTCCACTGCTATCTTATTACCAAATATTTGATCTGCTCCTGTGCGCACACCAGCAGTCCCAGCCACAGGAGAAAAATTATTAGCACCTCCAACAGTTAACGGACTAGGTGAAGAATCATAATGTGAGGATCCAAATCCTGGAGGATTTCCTGCACTAGCTGATCCTGAGTCATATACTACTGCTTCGTATGCTACTGACATAGTATGCTGTGCGGTCTCACCACCGGCATACGACATAGTATCATGGCTCCAGCTTACAATAACAGGATTAATTAATTTGTACCCAGCCCATTGTCGTTTTGCAAAGGTATGTATTTTTATATAACTTAAAAACGGGCTAACTGGTTCATTTTCTAAACCATAAAAAGACATAGGGGCGCCTAATGATTTTTGAT